ATGCATATGCGTATGCATATATGACATACTTGCCTTTTCTCCATCTAATTTTAAAGTTAGTTTAGGACAAAATAACATTTTATTGATTAATTGCCTTTGTGTAACCTTCATTTCCATTCCTCCAATTCTATTAGATCCGGTCTATCTAGTTCTTTCTGTTTTATATCTTGTACTTTTTTAATGCTATATTTTACACTTACTGCTACCATAGCTATACATGTAAGCATAGATATTAATATTATTTCCATTACTTCACCTCCAGAAGTTCTGGGTTTTCGTATATGTTTCCTATAACTTCGCAATTTCTAACTGTGCCAATATTTAAGCAAGGAAAACTTTTAATATCTCCCTTTATAACTTTACATCTAAAACAAGCAATACTATCTTGATATATAATTTCATAGAGGTTGCTTGACCTATTAGATTTTTTAATAATATCTCCTTCATAAATCTCCACTCCGTTTTTATCTTTTAACCCTGTATATTGCATGAATACATACCCATAGTCATCCTGATTTAAAATAGCGTTGACTACATCTACTGGATTGGTATCATATTTAATACATCCTGTTTGTTCTTTATTGTATATCATCATGTTTAGGTTTTTATCCCAAGCTCTAAACTTAATCTCTCTCATATCCCTTTCCTCCCCTGCTTAATCCTCTTTTTGTACAGCTTGTTTCTATTAATGCATCTTTTTTTATACTTAAATTCTTTTCTTAAGTTCACTCTTATTCTTTTAAGTGCTTTATCAAGGAGCATGTCTACTCTACACATCTTTAGTTCCTCCTATCTCTCTATAATTTCAGCATCCTCTTTTCTTATTGCTCCATCTTTAGTTACATAGGATTTATTTCTTATTTCTTGTACCTTATATACTTTTCCAACTTTCTTCTCATACCAGGTATTCTTTTTCCCATTCATTATTATTACTTTCATGTTTTTATTTCCTTTCAATTGATTGTCATATGAGAACATATGTATACAACTATGTTCCCACATGACTTTATCTTTGTGTTGTGACGCTAAAATACTACAACCATACTTGGAAATGGTGCTGAATTTTTAGCGTTGCCAAATTTTAATCTCCCCTTTATAAACCTTATTTCCTTAGCCTTACGATAAATGTAAGAATGAAAATATTTTGTATCTGTTCTAGCTGGTATTAACATTACCACTGTTGTATTTTCTTTCTTAGATTCCTTATATGCCTTCTCTACCCATTTGCTAATCTCACGCCCATATGGTGGATTGCAAAATACTTTATGTCCTTGCCAATCTTGTTTTAGCCCATCTTCTACTACTGTGTAATACTTAGGACACTTAGCATTTTCATGGGTAGCACATGGATCTAGATCAAAATTAAACTCTTTATTTAGCTCATTGTAAAACTCTTGTGGTGTAGCCCATAAATCCGTTTCGCTACTAAACATTACTGCCGTATTCACTTTATCACTTCCCTATCTCATAAATTTAATTCCTGGACCTACTCTTTGTATTATGCTCTATTCACCCCAGTCACTCTGTTCTTCTTCTAAGTTATCAATAAATTCTTCTATTTCAGTAGCTCCATTAGCATATTTTATTTCTTCTATAGCTTCTTCTGAATAACCAACTTCTCTAAATTTTTCTTCTAAATCTCTTAGTTCCTGTTGTTTTAATTTATAATACATTTTGTTATCCCTCCATTTAATTTTTAATTCATAATAATTAAATGTTAATTCTTAAATATCTTCTTGCCTTTTATACAATGTCTGTAATGCACTTATTTCCGCCTGTAAAGCCTGTGCCTTATCTCTGCCAGCTTTATATCTAAACTCTGCTAAATCTCTGTTAAACTTTATTTCTGCAACATTAGCTCTTGCTACATCTCCAACTATAGATACTGGAACTTTCTGTTCTCTTAACTTCATAATTTCCATACCTAAAGCTTTTCTATATTCCTGTTCTGCTTCTGCATACTCCCTGGCTAAAGAAAATAATTTATCTCCACTTTTCTGTAATCTCTTAGCAGCTGTATATATTTCCTGTGCTATTGCTACTGTATCTACTGCCATTAAGATACCTCTGTTATTTCTACTTCTATCCTAGGGTTGTCCTTGTCCACTTTAAAAGTATGTTTAAAATTATTTACTTCTTTCCAACCATCATTTTCTATTGCTCCTGCTTCTACTAATCCATCTAATATAAATTTAATTCCTACTGCTATATTGTCTTTATCTTTCCTTTTATTTTTACAGTACCAGGTAATATCTAAATCTATTTTGTTAAACTTTCCTTTACCTTTTGCTAACCATGTAACTAGATCTGTATATTCCTTTTTTAAATTCCTATATTCCATGTAATGTCTTTTGGATACATTTATAATTTTATTTAAGTCTGGTAATTCTCCCGGAATAATTAATTTCAATGCAGCTTCCCTCCCATTAATTCTCTAACTTCTTTTTCCGAGTATCCTAGCTTAAAATACCTCTTCTGCAACAATTCCTTTAACTCTAAATCTAGTTTTCTTCCATCCTTCCCATGCACTCCATTATTTCCTTTATGACAATTCCAACAAAGTGGTATTACACTATATTCATTTTCATATTGTGTTCTTTTTCCATTCCCATGGATAATGTGATGGTATTCAACTAGTCTATTACTGCCACATACAACACAATTAATTCCATATCTTTCTTGTATCTTTTTAAATAACTTCTTGTCCATATTTTCTCCTTTGCCTTATTAAATGATTGTCATATGAGAATACAGTTTTACAACTATACCCCCATATAACCTTATTCCTGGATTATGCTATTATTTGAATGTTTCCTAATCCTTTAAGTTGTTCTTCTAAGTAAGCTTTTATTTTTATCATAGCTTCATTTCTCCATGCTCCACCATCTGCTTCAAATAGTGCTGCCCTTGGACCACTCTGCATTCTAAATATGAATTTTGATTCTGGTTGTTCTATTTCTGGAAAAGTTCTAAATGGTGCTAATACTACTGGATTAGGTACTTTTACTTCATTCACACTTGCCACTCCTGTTTTTATTGTTGCTGCTTGACTTACCCCATCATCACCAACCTCTTTTACTGCACTATCTTTAACACAACCTGTTACTTTAAGTAATAAACCTCTATCTTTATTTTCTACAAATGATGATTGAAGCATTATATTGAATTGTTCTGTATCTAAAAATCTATCAAATACTATATTATTAGGTGTTAAGGCTTCACATGATAAATAATATTCTCTATCTTTATCCCCTCTTAGTTCTGAACAAAGTTCTACACAACTTGGACTTTTTACATGAACTAATAATTTTTTACTGCTCTTTGCATCAAAATTAGACTTTAAGTAATCTACTAGTGCTGTTAATGTAGTTGTATTTAATTCTGATGGCTTTGGATCTCTTACTCTGTATAATTCCTTTGTTGAATATTTTTGACCATCTACCTCTATTACCTTTGTTTCTCCTAAACCTACTAAATACTCTAAAGCGTCTTTGTTTTCACTATACATAATTCATTCCTCCTAAAATTTTATTATTTAATTACTTGTAATCCAGATAAATCTTCTTTATTTTCTTCTAGCACTTCTCCAGTTTCACTATCAACTTTTAAAACCTGTTGTCCTGGTAGCTGCTTTTTAAATTCAGTTCCCAATACTTCTCCTTCTAAAGTTCTGTCTATAATAATTTTTGTACTTACTGATGATTTTGGAGCTAATTTAGTCTTTGCAATAATTTCAACTTCTGTAAGTTCTCTATCTTCTCCAGTTACAAATTTCATTTCTAGAGTTAGTTTTCTTTTAGTTTTATAATCTGTATTCGGATCTGCTATATTCTCTAACACCTCCTTTAAAGCTTGGTCCATTCTTTCTGCTAAAGCTCCATTAGCGAAAGTTTCTAAGTTAATCATTTTAGCCATTACTGTTCCTCCTCTATATTTTTAATATTAATACTTTCTCTTTTCTTAACCTGCTCTTTTAAGTATCTCTGCCAATTACCACCTTGAGAATATATTTTAAGCACTCTCTTAATTATTTCCTCGTTCCTCATAGTTTTTTACTCCTTATTTCCAACCTAAAAGTTTCTTTTCTAAATCATCAAATGTCATACTTCCATCTGATCCGTCATATGTTCTTTGCTGATAGCCATTAAAACTGTCTACTTTAGCTCCATTGTCTTTTCTTTCTACATTGCTATACTTTGTTTTTTTCTCTTCCTTTTCTCTTTTAAATTCCTTTTCCCTTGCTTCTGCATCCTCTACAGTTTTAATATTATTTTTTAGCCAGTTATTAAGAATACCTTTCACATAATCCAAAGATCTTTTATTCTTATCTACTGCTTTTTGTAATGCTAAAGTTATAAGTCTTGGTTGTAACTTATCATCTTCATAGGATTTTAAAGTATCTAATTCATATTTAGTTATTAGATGAAAATTATTATTAAAAAATTCTACATAGTTACTATCTAACTCTATATCTTTATCTATATCTAACTCTTTATCTAACTCTATCTCTGTATCTATCTCTGTCGGACAATTTTGGGACAGTGGGGGGACGTTGTCCCCTTCTGCTTGGACATTGTCCTCTTTTGAAGGTAATTCTTTTTGTTTTTCCCTTTGCAATCTTTTCTTTTTAGCCCATTTAGTTTCAGAACCTATCATATTTTGAGTTTCTACCATAAATAATGTTCCATCATCCCAAATTTCCATAAGACTAAGTTTTGAAAACATATCTATTGCTACTCTTACTGTATCTATATTTGTATTTGTAATACTTGCTAACATTTCAGGGGTATATGGAATAATCTCTCTGAACATTAATTTTCCTTCTGTGCTAACTGATTTTAATAATAACTTCATATAAAAAATTATATAGTCTTTCCCATTTGGCATATTTTCTATAATTTTAATTTCTTCTTTTTCAAAGAAGTTGTCTTGAAGTTTTAGCCAGTAATATCTTTTGTTGCTCATTCAATCACCTCAATGCTTCATATAGTTCATTCATCTTCTCTCTTAAGTTTTCAAACTGGTATTTATCTAGAGTAATTTTCATATCTAGAGTTTCTATATAAAATTCTCCTGCTGAATAATCAACATCAAATTCATCTACCTTGGTATCTTTATAAGCAAATTCTATTTGTCCCTTAATCATTTGTCTCCCTCCTATTTATAAATCTTCTAAGGTTAATATCCCATTAAGTTTTTTAGTATTTCTACAATAATCACATTGTTCACATCTTATTGGTTCTTCTTCTCCATTCTTAACTTTTATAAATCTTGGAAGTAGTGTTTCAATTTCTAAAAGTTTATCTTTTATAAATTCAGTACCAGTGAAAATTATCGCTTTATCCGGTGGATCTTGTTTATCAATTGCAATTATGTGTGGTTGATAGTATTCTATTTCACCTGTATTTTGCTTAATTATTTCTGCATATACTGCCATCTGTAAAAGATAATCATAGTACTCTATAAAGTTTTGTTTTATCTCTAAGTTCTCATTCCAATACTTTTTATAAAGTTCTCTGGTTGTTTTTAAGTCAACAAATACTTTTCTATCTGGATTATAAATATCTATCATACATTTCCACTTGGCTCCAAATAGTTCTGCTATCATAACTACTTCCTTTTGTCCTTCTCTAACTTTTTTTACTAAATTATCTTTTTCTAAAGCTGCTATCATCTTATCTCCTAGTGCATATTTAGCATATAAAGTTCCATCTTTCTTAAATAATTCTGGATGTTCTGTTTTAAATTCTTCTAAAGTTCCTTCTGACCATGCATGTACATAGCTACCTAATAAAAAAGCTTCATTCCTACCTTCTTCCCATTCTCCGTTAAGTTTAGCTATAGTTTTTGCTTCACATTGCTTAAAACTTTTGAATTGGGAGACAGAGAAATATTCCCTGTCTGCTTCAATACTAAAATAATTATGTTTATTTAATATCATTGTTAATTTCCTCTTCTTTAATCTCAAATGTGGACTTTTCAGTTTTTATTTTAAAATAATCTTCTCTATTAGCCATTCCATCTTGTAAGCTCTTATATACTTTTCTAAGCCTTATAAAATCATTCTCGCTAAATGCTTCACTGGAACATCCTAAGAATTCTTCTATCATTTCCTTTGTTACACTAAACTTATCTTCAAAAGCCTTAACCATCTTTCTAACTCTATCTATTAATGGTTCTGGATTATTAGTTTTCAATGTTAATTCACATTGTTCTATAGCACTATCTATTACATCACCTGGTATTACTCCTAAAATGCAAGCTCTTAATCTTCTAGCTCCTTGATTAGCTACCATTTCATATATATCTCTAGGATCTGTCAAAACTTTATTTCCCTTTTTTGTGGACCTAATATGTGGAACATTAAATATTTTTGTTTGTCTAGTATTTGTTTCTAAATCCCAAGCATATGCCATAACCTGGCTTTCTCCATTCTTTTGTTCTAATTCTATAATTCCATAATCTAAGTTACCCCAATTTTGTGCTAATGCTTCTGCTAGTCTTATACTTGGTCCAGTTACTTTCATTCCACCCCTTGGATATTCATACATGCTTTGCTCTGCTAAACTTTTTCTTTGGCAAGCTCTTAATATCTTATTAAAAGCTTCTATTTCATCCCTTGGAAATTTCTTAGCTACTATCATAGCTGCTTGAACTTCTTGAGCTTGTCTAGTTGTAACCATTTCAGTAGTTGTTGTTTTAGTTTGAACTCCTTGATTTTCAGATATATTCATAATTTCATTAGCCATTTATATCTCTCCTATCTTTTTAAAATCTAAAATACAATCTTCACATATCTTTAAATTATCTATGTGATAATATTCATCACCTTCATATATCTCATGTCCACATATGGAGCATTCCTCAGCTATTTGCATAATTGGTGCTTCATATCCATACTCATATTGGCAATCTGGTAAGTTATCCACTTTACAAATCCTCCGTTTTCTCTTATACTTTTAATTGCGTATTTTATTAATTATTTGTTGGCTGCTCTTGCAGCTCTTTTTTTATTTTCGCGTACTTTTGGTATATGGAGACTATCGTTCTTTCTAATGCAAAGCTCATTTCTTCACCATCAATTTTTCCATGCCACTCTAACAAATAATTTATATCTTCTTGGCTCCATGGCTTCCTGGTATTCCCATGAAAGAATGGATTATATTTCATCCTTCCATATCTGTCATACTCAAGTTTCATATTTTCAAGTTCCATTCTTCTCCCTCCAAGAAATTTTTAACATGCTCTATAACCATTTCTCCAATGTCGCAAATAGTTTGTCCATCTACTCCATAAAGTTCTGTTCCATCTAAATCAAAACATCTTCTAAGTGTGTGAAGTGACCTTTCAGTTATTTCTATTAATTCAATCTTATTTGTTCTTTTGCCAAAATTAATGCGATTAAATTTAATATCACTAGTAACCAGATCCATAACTTCTTTAAACTCTAAATCATTAGTTATAATTCCATTATCCTCTAATAGTTTTCTAATCATCTTCTCACCTCCTATCAAATTCAAAATACGGTAATCTTCCATCAGTTTCATGATGTAAAGTCATTGCAATCACAAATTCATCTACAGTTTGTCCAACATCAACTTTCTTTTGTATAAACTTCTTAAAAGCTTCTTTGTATTCTTCTGTGTAAACATAATCAGGTAAGTCATTCCATATTTCTAAACATTCATAAAACTTTTTCATTGTTTTGTTCATCTTTCATAATCTCCTTTCATATACATATATTGGGGAAGTGTTTAAACTTTTTCAGTAGTAAAATTTTTTATAAAGGCTGTAATGTCTTTAGTTAGTACCTACCTTATGCTTTATAGCCATCTGGCTTACTATAGTTGTATATATCTCTATAAGCTTTTTGTCTTGTGCTATAACATCTAAATAATTAAGTTCATTTATCTTACTTTTAGCTATTCCTTGTAATGCTTGCCTTGCCTTCATATTCTTCAATCTAATTTTTAAATCACAACCTGCTCTTTCTTCTAGTGCTTTGTAAGCTTCTTCTTTCGGTTTTTGGTAATCTTTAAGTTTAAAACAAATCTTAGTCATTAATCTATTTGTTTCTCCTCTCCAACTGTTAGAAGGTCTTATTTCTATAACCTCTCTTACTGTTTTTAATTCCTCTTTGGTTTCTAACATCTTATTATTAACTTGGTTAAGCTGTTGTTTAACATCTTTCATTTCTTGTAAGCTCTGTATTAAAACATCTTCAATGCAAGTAGGTTTATTTTCCTTAACTCTAAAGTATGTTTCTTCTAAGTTGTCAAATTGCTCCCATGCTTTATCTGTGTCAAGAATCTTGCAATGCCTATTAGCTCCTCTTTCTGTCCATAAATATAAACTCGAAGCTCTTTTACCAACCAACTGAATATCGTTAAGATAGTTCTTAAACTCTTTCAATCTCTCACCTTGTAAAAAATAATAATGTTTTCCTTCCACAAACTTTCTTTTATGATTTTTAAAATTAACTTGTATGTTATTTACATCTGTTTCATATATCTTTGCTAGTTGATCTGTTGTTAAAACTCTTTCATTTTTAAATTCAACTGGTATTAAGTTACTCATTTTATCCTCTCCTATGTTTTATTTCCCTTAGCCACCAGTGGGATTTTAACTGGTGCTTGAACTACATTCGCCATTGCGGCACTATAGAAGTGTTTTTATTTTAAATATTTGATATGATGTTTTAGGCTTGTACTATTTTATAGAGTTGCCTTAAAAATTTACATTATCTTTTAAAGGTGCGGTAAAGATACCTATATCTATTTGCTTTTCTTTTGCTGCTTTGTATAATTCTTCTTTTGTATGAATCCCATACTTATTTAAAACTTTCAATCTAGCATTAAGTTCTTCTAGTTTTCTATTTAATTCTTTTTCGTAACTGTTCATCTTTACTTTCCTCCCATGCTTGCAATATATCTTCTTCTTTTACACTATAAACTTCACATAACTTCTCAATTTTAAGTTTGGAGAGTCTATAGATTCCCTTCTCCAAGTTGTTAAGTTGTGCTCGGCTTATTCCTAGGATTTCGGCAATTTTCTTAGCTTTTATCCCGCTGATAATCCTGAAATCTTTTAATGTCATCCTGTATCACCTGCCTTGTCTATACTGTAAAATAACTTTTCAAATTTGGGAAGTTTATTTTACGTTTATATATGCTTATTTTATGAATATATCTTGGTTTTTTACAGGTTTTCGGGGTTTTTCTTAATAATGGTTATTTTTCCAAGGTGTGAAGTTATATTTTAAAAATTAACTTTACCAAAATGTAAAGTTAATATATAATGTATTTAAATTTAAATATAATGTTGGAGGTAACATATGTTTTGTGAAAGATTAAAAGATTATAGGGAAAGTATTGGTTTTATAAAGAGAGAACTGGCTGAGAGATTGCCAGTTAGCGAAAGCTATTACAATATGGTTGAAAATGGTAAAAGGGAACCTTCTAAAAATTTTATTGAAAAATTAGTTGTATTTAGCGAGAAACCAGAAGAGTATTGGTTATATGGAATATCAGAAGAAAATTACGCAAAAGAAAGAGATAGTTTTAAATCAACTAAAAAGGCTGTGAAACAGCTCCTAGAGTTAAATTTAATAAATAATGTTGAAGATCTATTTAAAGGTCAGTATGAACCAGGTACTTTAGAGGAATTATTAATTACAGCTTTAAAAGCAGATATATCATATTTACTCAATAATGAAAAATAAAGTTTTTTTATTTATAAATATAGTATGAAAGGGATGTTAAATGTGAAGAAATCAGCTATATACATAAGAGTTTCCACGCATCATCAAATCGATAAGGATTCGTTGCCATTACAAAAAAATGATTTAATAAATTATTCTAAATTTATCTTAAGCATAAATGATTATGAGATATTTGAGGATGCAGGATATAGCGGTAAAAATACAGATAGACCAGCCTTCCAAGAGATGATGAATAGAATAAGAAACGGTGAATTTACACATTTATTAGTATGGAAAATTGATCGTATATCTAGAAACTTATTAGATTTTTGTGATATGTATGAGGAAATTAAAAAAAATAATTGTATATTTGTTTCTAAAAATGAACAATTTGATACTTCTTCTGCTATGGGGGAAGCTATGTTAAAAATAATTTTAGTGTTTGCAGAATTAGAAAGAAAACTTACAGGAGAACGTGTTACAAGTGTAATGCTTGATAGAGCAACTAAAGGATTGTGGAATGGTGCTCCTGTTCCTCTAGGTTATAAATGGTGTGAAGAAACTAAATTCCCAATAATAGATGAAAATGAAAGACTTACAGTAGAATTTATTTATAATAAGTATTTAGAAACCGAATCTACTTCTGCTGTTAGAAATGCATTAAATGCTGAGAGCATAAAAACAAAAAGAGGTGGAGCTTGGACTACTAAAACTATAAGTGATATTATAAGGAACCCTTTCTATAAAGGCACTTATCGTTATAACTATCGTGAAAGTGCAAGGGGAAAGAAGAAAAATGAAAAAGAATGGATAATTGTTGATGACAACCATTCGTCTATAATAAATAAGGAACTATGGAGCAAGTGTAATACTATAATGGATGAGAATGCTGAAAGAAATAGTGCTAGATTTAGGAGTAACTCCAAAACTCATGTATTTGCTCGGCTCTTAGAGTGTGGAGAATGTAATAGGAATTTATATGCTAAACAGGATAAGCCTAGTTTGGATGGATTTATTCCTTCGCTTTATATATGTTCTGGAAGATATAATGGGTTAGGTTGTTCTCAAAAAACAATAAGTGATAAAATTATTGGAACTTTTATATTGAATTATGTTTCTAATATTATAAGGTTACATAAAACACTTAAATTATCCCAACTTAAAGTAGATGAATTAGAAAAGTTACTGCTTAAAGGAAAGCCATTCGAGAATGTAGTTGGAATTAAAAATAAAAGTTTAAATGAATTATACTTTGCATTAACCCAATATACTAAAGGGGATAAAAGGATTTTTATGCCAAAGGAAAATAAAATATTAGAAATAGAAGATGATTCTAGTGTAGAGAAACTATTAAGAGAAAGAAATAAATTTGAAAGAGCATTAAGTCGATTGGAAGATTTATTTTTATTTGATGAAAATGAAATGTCGGAAAAAGATTATATACTTAAAAAAAATAAGATTAAAGAAAAATTAAATGAAATAAATAAAAAAATGAATGAATTAAATTCAATTAAAAATATTGGCTCTGTTTATGAACTGGATTTCCTTATAAGTTCTTCAAAAAATGCAATATTATTTGAGGAACTAACTCAATCCAAGTCTATAGATTATAATAATTTAATTAAAGAAACAGATAGAAAAGTTATAAAGAGTTTCATAAATGCTATAATAACAAAAATCGTTGTTAAGGATAAGAATATACTAAGTGTTAAGTTTAAAAATGGCTTAGTTACAGAATTTATCTATAACAATTAACCATGTCAAAAATTCTTCTTTACTCATACCATTTGACAACCCCAAGTTTCAATAAAGAATGTACCTTTTTGATTCTTATCTGAATGTATTGTATTTACTATATTGTTCAACAT